CGGTAACTATTAATTATGAGGTAGACTAATAATGGCAAATATCAAAGTTAAAAAATTAAATGAATTTGCAAAACTTCCAACAAGGGGTTCTTCAGACGCGGCGGGTTATGATTTATATGCGGCGACTAACCAGATTCTTGATATTGCACCTCATTCTACTATAAAAGTTGGAACAGGTCTTTCTTTTGAATTGCCGGAAGGAACTTTTGCAGCAATATATGCGCGGTCAGGTATTGCTACTAAACGCGGTCTCCGTCCCGCAAATTGTGTCGGTATTTGTGATTCAGACTATCGAGGAGAATATATTGTCGCACTTCACAACGATACTGATGAAATGCAAAGTATTGAGCCTGGTGAAAGAATTGCTCAAATGATTCTTCTTCCATATATTGAAATGAAATTTAATGAAGTAGATGAGCTTTCCAATACAGAACGCGGTGAAGGTGGGTTCGGCAATTCAGGTCGTTTTTAACCAAAAATTTTGGATTTTCAGGACAAAAATAAACAATTCTTCTTTTAAAATTTTTAATAATAATAGAAAATAAAAAGGAGAGTTTATTTTATGATAGAAAAAAACTATAAAGTTTATATACATAAAAATACTATTAATGGGAAAATGTATATAGGCCAGACAAAACAATCTTTAGCAAGACGTTTTAGAAATGGAGAAGGATATATAAAATGCCCACATTTTTATGCTGCAATTCAAAAATATGGATGGGATAATTTTGAACATTATATTTACAAAGATAATCTTTCTCAATAGCAAGCTAATTAGTTAGAAAAAGAACTAATTTAGAAATATCATACTCAAAATCCAAAATTTGGTTATAATATTGCTACGGGTGGAAATAATATTGTTCCATCTGAAATTATCAGTCAAAATAATATTAAAAATTGGAATAGTGGAATTTATGACAAGATAAAAAATAAAATTTTTTGCGTTGAATTAGATAGATACTTTGAAAGTGCTCTTGAAGCACAAAGACAAATAAAAGTTGACAATAGTTCAATTCAAAAAGCATGTAAAGGAAAAGCTAGATATGCTGGTTTAATAAATGGAATTCCTTTACACTGGTTATTTGCTGAATAGGTTTCAGATGATAAAATTAAAGAATTAAAAAATAGAACAGAAAAAATAACAATAGGATTTCCTTTGTATTGCGTTGAATTAGATTAGTATTTTAAAAGTGCTGCTGAAGCTTCAAAAAAATATAAAATTGATGCATCATCGATTCGCAAAGCAGCAAGAGGTATTAATAAAAGTGCTGGTCGCCATCCGATTACAAACGAAAAACTTCATTGGAAATAGCTATAAAAAAAAATAAAGGGCAGATGATTAAATCATCTGCCCTCTTTTTTATTCACTCATTGGTAAATTTGTTTTAATATTTCTACCACCATTTGCATATGTGGCAAAATCAACAACTGCTTTGAATTGTTTTGGATCAAAATTCTCTACAATCTTAGCAGCGGCTTCCGCATTTGCAGGTAAGTCATCAATTAATTGACTAATCAACGCCCCCGCACTCATTCTATGTGCAGAACTTGCTTCCTTAATAGCATTAAGTTGTGCAAAAAGTTCATTATATTCATCTTCATTTATTGCTTGGAAAAATGGTTCATAAAATCCATTACTTTTTAATGTATCATATAACTTAAATTCATCTTCTCTTTGTTTTTCAGTAAATGAAATATTTGTATACATATATACTAAATTTAATTCAAAGTATAAATTTAGTTTAAATTCATTATAAGCGCCGTTCTCCAAAGACTTCTGTAATGTTACCATTAACAGATCATATTTATCTTGCGCGGGAAGATATTGAAGTACCTCAACCTTCTGCCCGCCAAAATCAAAGGTTTTAACTTCTGTGTTAACCTTTAACTTCATATTAGCATAAGATACTTTCATAAAAATTCTCCTTTTAACTCTTTTTTATCATTTATATTATACAACAAAAATTTTAGTTTGTCAAGTCTTAACGATTAGTATCCATAATTTTAGTAACTGCTTCAATAACAGATTTTTCGATACTTTTCTGTTCTTTATTTCTTGTACGACCTTTCGCCGCAAATTCAGCTTTAATCTTCTCTAATTTCTCTTGACTAAAATTTTCATCATTAACAATTTGATAAGCGATTTTTATAATCTGCTTTAAACTTAAAGTAGATGCTCCAGCAGATTTAATACCATATTCAATATTTCCATTAGTGACATCACCTTGTAATAATCCAGAAATATTATCAACTTGAGCAACTTCATTTAAAAATTGTTCAATATTAATTTCCATATTACTATTAAAACTTGGCTCTTTTCTATTTAAAATAACAATAGAAGCATAAGCCTCATTAATATCACCTTCAGCAGACA